GGCCCTACAGGTTCTACAGGGGCAGCAGCAGGGTTTGGTAGTGCGTCTGCTAGTACAGGACCTATTGCGGTTAGTGTAAGTGGACCCGACACCGCTAAAGTATTTGCCTTTACAATACCACAAGGCGCAACTGGTCCTACTGGACCGGATGGACCTACTGGACCGAATGGACCTACGGGGCCGGATGGACCGCCCGGTTCAAATGGTAGTAATGGGGCAGCCGCAGGTTTCGGTACACCTACAGTCGCTTCCGGTCCTTTGGCTATTGCTTCAAGTGGTCCGGCAACTGCAAAAGTTTTTGCCTTTACTATACCACCCGGTTCTACAGGACCTAACGGTCCACCCGGTTCTACAGGACCACCCGGCTCTACAGGTGGCGCAGGTCCACCGGGACCTAGCGGTCCACCGGGACCTAGTGGTGTAGCAGGTGGTATTGGCGATTTATCAGATGCAGTTACTACTGCTACTTCTAACATAGGATTGGGTAGCGGTGCTTTAGACTCTTTAACTGCTAGTAGCGGCAACTACAACGTAGCATTGGGTGTAGACGCAGGGACAGCAGTCAGCACAGGAGATAGAAATATTTTAATTGGGTATCAGGCCGGAACAGCACTTTCCACAGGTGGGGACCACGTTATGATAGGCCATACTGCGGGGGCAGCAATTACCAATCAAGCGACAGGGGTTTTTGTCGGTTATCGGGCAGGTGTTAGTAGCACAGGTTATTCCGAGACAGTTGTAGGAAGTCAAGCCGGAACTTCGGGTTCAGGTTACAATACAGTCGTAGGCCATAATGCTATGACTTCGGGAACAGGTTCGGGAAACACTTTCTTAGGTTGGAATGCAGGTCAAGGGGTTGCTAGTAATGCGGCAAATCAAAACGTAGGACTTGGTGCAGACAGTCTGAAAGATTTGACGACAGGAAGTTACAATCTTGCGGTTGGAAGAAGTGCAGGACAAAACATCACATCGGGTCAGAAAAATATTATCCTTTCTTCTAACAACGGTGCAAGTAGTTTGACTACAGGTGCTTACAATGTTCTTATTGGAAATGCAGATGTTAGTAGTGCAACTGTAAGTCAATCATTAACCATATCAGATGGTTCGGGATTACTAACATGGATTACAGCAGACAATGCCGGAGATGTAACTATACCTAGCGGTGGTCTAACAGTAGAACAAGAGTTTCAGGCTAAAAGAGGTAAGATTTCTACATTAGGAAGTAGTATTACACTATCAGATACTTACGCAGGTAAATATATTATAGTTAATAATACCGCAACATTAACATTACCTGCTAGTCCGGCTGTAGGGGAACAATATGTTGTTATTAGCGACCACGCAGGGACTACTACAATAAGTGCTAATGGTAGTGATACAATGAACGGTGCGACTACTAACCAAACAATTACAACAAGGTATGAGGCCAAGACATTTATAGCCACCTCAGCGTCAGCATGGATAGTAGTAGGGTGATATTATTTATCCAACAATAATAGGTATTTGTTCTCAAATAGGGAGTTCTGCTCTTTTGAGTGTAGCGACAGGCTCTAGCGGTAATTATAATAATGCTTGTACGGCAACTAATTCCTTAATGGGTTCACCTTTTCTTTTAGCGGGCGCACTTAATGGTAGCGAGTTTTCTGTTAATGCACAAGGGACTTTTGTAGCCACTTTGGACATAGATGCAAATGCACTTCAACAAGTGGCTAGTAATTATGGAATTGACAGGATAGATATTATACCCGCAGGGTATCTAAGATGGGTAGGTAGTGGCTCTCCTACGTTTGCGTGGTCTATGTTAATTGGAACTACAAGTTTGAGTAATAGTAATACTGCAAGTCTTGTAGGTACAGCGTCTACATCTCAAGATGCTACAAGTGGTCTAGGACAAGTCCTTCGTATTTCTTTTGTAACTGCGGGAAAAAGTATTACCTCACCTGCTAGTAATGATGAAGTAATATTTGCAGTAAGGGGTTCTGCTACCGTTAGTGGTGTAGTTCATACCGCAAAAGTGGAGATAACACTAAACTTTGTTTAGAGAATGTTTTATAAAACAAATAATATGTGGTAATGTTATGGGCTTAAAAATAGACTATGTAACTGATTACGGTATAACTTGTAATGACGCAATTTGTGTTATGTCAAATAGTATGACTTCAAAAGAAACGATAGTAAATGCTGATGGTAGTTTTGGTAAAACTTTTAAAGTAAATTATAACGGTAAAATATATGCTTCACAGACTGCTTACGATGAAAATGCAGTTCCTATTGGTGGTTTTGGTAATGAGTTTGATTTAAATGTTAGCGCAGAAGAAACTCAATACAATATAATTAAACAATGTTATCTAAATCTAAAAACTATGACTGGATTTACTGATGGCGTTGATTGTTAATATAATACATCTTAAATACCCTATGATGTAATGGTACTTTATGTCAGAAATGATGGAACACCCTGCATGGATAATGTGGGAAGAAGCGTTGAGTGAAGAAATAGTGAATGAAATAATTGAGGCGGCAAAGGAAGCAGAGCCTCAAGCGGCATCTACCTTTAGAACAGGTGAAGGTAAAGAAGATAGCCACAGAAAAACACAAATAAGATGGCTGCAAGATGAAAAATACAAACCTCTTACAGAACAAATGATGTGGTATATAGAAAAAGCAAATGAACATTTTGGTGTAGAAGTATCTTATTTACCACCATTACAATTTACAGAATATATGGATATAGGCTACCACTATGGTATGCACCACGATATTGATTGGAACAGACAAGATGGTATGCACAGAAAAGTAAGTATTGTAGTACAACTATCAGCCCCCGAAGATTACGAAGGTGGAGAATTAACATTTAGCCATACACAAAACCCCGACCCAATAGCACTTGCTAAGAAAGGTACAGTAATATGTTTCTTATCTTACTTTGAACACGGAGTAACACCTATTACTAAAGGTAGCAGAACAAGTTTAGTAGGATGGGCCGAAGGCCCACGTTGGAGTTGATTTTTTGGGAGAAGTAAGAACAGGTAAAATAGTGTATATTGCGCCCGAAAAGTCATATACCAATGTAAACATTGAAGAGACACCTCATGGGTTCAAGATTTACCGAAGAGGTAGCGAAAGAGCATTTACAGTTATACCGCATTCAGCAGTTAAGCAAGTAATATACGATAGAGAGGAATAAAAATGAATAACACAACTAACACAACAAAAGAAACGTGCCTAAACGCACTTAACGAAACAATAGATTGCATAGCCCTAGATTCTTCGTCATTATTAGATGATATAGAGTTAATAGTTTTATCTTTAGCAGCATTAGTAGGTATAGGTGTATTTTTGTACAAAAAATATCTAGTATTAAATGCTGATGGTAAAATAACACTAGATGAATTATTAGATTCAGTTGATGAGGTCAAGGAGAAAGCCGAAGAAGCAAAAGAAGAGATAGAGAAAATAGAAAAAACTCTCGACTCTCATAATGTTGCAGAATTGAAAGGGAAGTTAAAAGAAGCAGGTCTTTCAGTAAAAGGCAAAAAAGCAGACCTTGTGGCTCGATTAGAAGCACACATGGGTGAGGCTTAGTGGCCGATTCTGATGTTGTCGCAATAAGATTAGACAATTTAGAAGAGTCTGTAAAAAGACATGAAAGATTGATTGAACAATTGGTACAGTCCCAAGTAAGTATGCAGACAGGACTTGCTAAAGTGGCTACCGAGTTAGAGATAACTAACGGTCTAATAGGTACATATATGGGAAATATGCAAAAAATTATTTTTACCTTAATAGCAATAGTAGCAGGGGCTATGGGTATATCTACACAAATGTGATAACATGGCAACAGATATAGAAAAATGGAATGCTTGGATAAAACATTTATCTCAGACAAGTGGTAATACTGCTGTAAAAGTTAGTAATATTGAAAAGACACTTAAGGAATATCAAAATAAAAGTATGCGTATGCTTTGGATAACGCAGTTATTATTAATAGGGTTGGTTGGATTAAATGGTTTATTATTGTTCTACAAGTGATGTGGGCCAAAGACTAGGTCTTAATTCAGCCCAAAGAGTACAAGCAGGTAATACTTTACAAGTAGCAATTCGTAGAGCCTCTATTGAAATAGAGCAAGTTTATAATGACTATGGTAGGTCTAATCCAACAGTACTAGAAACTACCGCTAATGGGGCTGTATCAATAGGTGCTACCACAATAACACTAACAAGCGCAAGTGCTTTTGCTACTGCGGGTAGCGGTAATATTGACGGAGATACAATATCTTGGACAGGAAAATCTAGTAATGATTTAACAGGTGTCACAGGAGTTTCTATCGCACACGCAAGTGGTGTTACAGTACAACAGGGTGAGTTTGCACACGTTCTTAGGGAAATATGTGCAGATATAGCAGCCGCTTATTACATGGAAGATGAATCTACATTTCACGAAGGTGGTGATTCTTTAAGAGGGAATACGCTTAGAGAAAGAGGTATAAATAATCTTACACGATTGGCTCATCTTGGAAGTTTTTCTTGAGGTGATTAAATGGCTACGTTGAAAAAACAATTTAAAGCACAACAAGAAAAAGAAGGTCATGTTTTTATTAGTGCCGATGGTTATACTCATCCGGGTTGGGTTAGACTAGGGACAATGACTAAAGCAAGAAATAATTACGCTACAATAATGGGACAAAATATACGCAATTTTCAAGCAGAAATATCTTTATTAGAGGACCAAACTTGGGTTGAATTAATCCGTAGAAGTAAAGATGGTAGACCTATTACGGCACAAGAAAAAAAATACCTAAAAGATAATCCTTCTTTACCTTCTAGTAAAAATGCTAATCTTGCGGGTTTTAGAAATGCTAATCAATCAAATATGAAAGATATATTTAATGCACCGGGATATATGCCGGGAACAACTAATAAAACAGATTCAATGAGGGCATGGGATAATATGACTAAAAAACAAAAAGCCGCCTCTCATTTAAGAAGTAGTCGTTTTGGTTTTAGGGCGGGTGGTAGAATAGATAGAAGTAAACCTAAATACCCTAAAGTTTTAAGAAATAAAGAATATACTTTAGGTTTTAAGGCTTATTTTGATAAATCCGCCTTTGTTAAACAAGCAGAAACCCTAACAGAAGCGGTTAATATGTTAGCATACTCTTTTTTGGGTGATGTAGTCCACAAGACAGTAGAAAAAACAAGAAAAGATATTAACGCTAAACCCGGAACAAGTAAAACTAGACATTTTAAGAAAAAATCAAGATGGGGAAAAAAGGGTTTTAATGATAGTAGCGTAACTTCTTTTCAACAGTCGGGTAATAAACTAGAGGGAGATACAATAAATAGAATTGCACATTCTTTATATGGAAACTTAAAAGAATTAAAAGGAGAAAATACAAGAAATTATTCAAGGTATATTACTTTTGTTATAGGTTCTTTTGACGAAGGGGATTCACCTACAAACCCTACGGGCGCAAGAGGTAGTCGTATGAAAAGAGGTGAAAAGTCTTTAACAGAATTGCGTGAGGATTCACAACCGGCATTTACAGTTAAGCCAAATGTAGGCTCATCACCATTAACTAAAACTTCTGCTTATTATTTAGGAAAAGGAACAAGATTTAATAGAAGGCAAGGTTTAAGTGGAAGGACATTTAGAAAACAATTAAAGGGGCAGTAAATATGGCGGTAGCAACAACAACACAATATTGGAATAGCAGAATGAATGGTACAGACCCAACAGGATTGACGGGTTATTTCCAAGATGCTTGGACTGCTGCATCCGGTGGTGGTTCTGCATCCGGTGGTGATTGGGTTATAACAAGCGGAACATATACAATAACACCTACAACAAATACAGCATACACATTTGTTGCTTGTTTGTCTTATACTACTGCACCTAATAATGATGAAGTATTAGTAAAATTAGATAATGGTACACATAAGGTAGAAGTAAAAGGTACAGGTAACGGCACATCACTTAAATTAGTAGGTGCTACAACAGTTACAGTAAGTAATTTAGATTTACTTTTAACAGAAAACAATCCTGTACCGTTAGTTTTAAGATTAACTTTAGATGCAACAGGGGCGGCTAAAATGTATGTGCATGAAATTATACAAGATGATAACGCAGAAGATATATTTTCTAGTGTTACAGGTGCTAGTGGTTCATCTAAAACTATACAATGGGGGAATACAAGCGGTAATGTAAAATGGGCTAACGTATATTATTCTAAGTTTGGTGCATTTACTCCCGAACAATTAATGACAAGTGATTTCGCACAAGATGCAGTCCCTAGAATGGGTATTGCTATTGTAGATTTATTAAAAAATACACAAAAAATATACCTAAAAACACAGGTTTCTGATGCTAATATATTATATGGTTACGATATATCTTCTAGGATGTTAAATAGATATACTACGCCTAATATACACGTTCTTATTACAGGTCTTGATTCTCCACAATTTGAAGCATTATCGGGTTCTAAAATTAAACAAAATTATGACGTAGAAATATATGTTACTACAAAAGGTACTAATTATGAAAACGCATACAGACAAGGTTTAAATATAATAGGAGAAATATTTGATGAATTGTATGTAAATACAGGTGTCTTAGGCACTACTGATAGCCTTATATCTTATAAAGCAGAATTAGATACTAAAATGGATGACGATGAAACAGTATGTGTTCATACTCTAACATTAACTTATATGCGTTTAATAGATATGAGACATAGATAATATTGATAAGAGACTCGACTCGTTGTACAGACACATAGAGGTAATAATATGGCGACTGAGTTTTTAAATAGGTATATTTCAATAGAAAAAGAGGCTACATATGGTTCAGAACCTTCCGGTACACAAACTTTTGGAGAAATAGATGATGAATCTATTTCCATGAACTTTGAAATGCTAGGTAGGTCTGATATAAGTAGGCAACAATCAAGCAAAATGGTAACAGGAACGGAATATTCCGAAGGCGGTATAAACATGGCCGTACAAGTAGATGATTTCTTAGGAATGCTACTACACGGTATCTTACCGGATGACACAGTATCGGGTAGCGGTGCTAGTTCAAAACATGGATTAGAACAAGCATTTTTTGGTCTTAACAAAAGAACAAGTGATACAGCATTAGCAAACAAAGGTTTATTTTCTGCATCTACTAATTATTCTCTTGGCGATTACGTTATTTACAATGATGAATTATACAGATTTAGTACTGCTCATACAGCAGCCGCTTGGGATGCAACAGACGCATACAAAATTATCTATCCTTCTTTTACCGTAAGAGTAGGTAGAGAAGCAAAAGAACATACATACACAGGTATGATGGTTAATAGTATGTCTTTAACTGCTAACGTAGGAGAATACGTTATGGCTAGTTTTGATTTCGTAGGAAAATCAGAATCCGCTACATCTGCACTACAAACAAGTACCGTTTTGTTCGATGGTGTTGCTTTAGATGCACTACATTTCGCTAACGGTACAGTAAAGTTTGACAACGGTACAAACGGATTAGGTTCAGCAACAGCAAAAGTAAAAGGAGTAAATCTAAGTATTTCTATGAATAGAGATACAGATAACTCATACGGTCTAGGTAGCAGTACTTACAGACACGCACCTGCTTCACAACAAATGGAGATTACAGGTAGCATTGACTTTAACGAAGTTGTTTACACAGCAGCAGCAGAAGAACCTACCTATGACCTTTTGACAGCAGAAGATGGTCTTAAATACGAACAATTAGCATTCGACGGTGCATCAGTTATGAGATTAGAGTTTTTAGATATGGAGACAGTAGGAAGTCCTTCTTCAATGACAATAAATCTATATCACTTAAGATTTGAAGCCCCTACTGCTAACATAAGCGGTAGAGATACAAACACAATGAGTGTAAACTTTACAGCATTAATGAATCCACTACTAGGAAAAGCAATTGATATAGCATTAGTAGGTAAAGGTGTTGCAGAACCTAGCGGCGACGCAGTAGCATACTGAGGTGAATAAGTATGGCTAACAATGGTGGTACAGTAATAGCAGACAAAACCAAACTAAAAGTCAATGCTTTTACAGGTACAGCAGCAGAAGTGCAAACAGCATTTAGGGCTGCAATAGCCAACGATGACGTAATAATTTCTTGTGATACTACAAGAAAAAAAGATAGTAATTTTATTACATTAACCGTAGTATGGTATGATGTAGCATAAACAGGTGAGTAAAATGGAAACATACGAAGATAAAGAAGGAAACATTTGGTCTAAAGAAATAAAAGATGGTAGATTAGTTGAAAAACTTATCGAAAGAAAAAAGAAAGCAGCACCTAAAAAGAAGGCTGCTAAGAAATCTAAAAAACAGTAAGGTGTAAAAATGAGAGTACTTGTAGCAACAGATGATATAGAAGTATTAGCAGCAGCACTAGGACAGCATTCTGCCGAAGATGTGTTTTGGTGGGCTAACGAAGCAGATAGAAAAGCAGGTTATCGTCTTGGTTTAGTAAAAGGACATATAGTAGCAAACACTACTTTGTCAAGAGAAGAAGCAATTGATTTAGGATGGGATAAAGTAATGAAAGCATTACCCCGTTCTTTTACGCCAAAAGTAGATGAAGAAGAATGAATGATAGGAATACCTTCATAAACACTTTAGGTGTTTGGGAAATTAAAGAGGATGGAACAATCCGTCTGATAAGCGAGGCGGAACAGCCAAAAGAAAAAAGAAGGAGTGATAGAAATGCCGGTACTAAAAAAAGAAATAGAATTAAATGATGGAACAAGAATATGGGTCAAACAAGCATCCGGTATGGCTAAACTTAAAATTACTAATTTACAAGCGCAAGCATTTAGAAAAATGCGTCATGCGGGTGAGCCTAGCGAATGGACTGATGAACAAAACGAAGATTTTGCTAGTATGCTTGATGAAATGGGTGCAGGGATGACCGACCAAATAGAAGCGTGGGTTCCTAACTGTATCTTAGATGAAAATATAGACTTAGACGATTTAACTTTTGAAGAATTAAATGAAATACTACAGTTTGTTCGTGGTGATGTAGACGAAGGCGCAGTCCCTTTATAGACTTTATTAGAGTAGCCCCCTCTCTATGTATGGCGTACAAGGGGGTCTTACCCTCAGACCTATGGGATAGGTATGACTGCGAAGGCGGGTCTTATAAAATGCAACTAGATATGATAGTAGCGGCAGAAATCAGCGATAAAATATCCGAAGCAACTAAGGATGCTAAGACTGATGCTAAAGGCGCAGTAGCCCGTAGAAATCAAAGAAGAGAGCAACGAAAATACTTATCAGACGGTGGTGATGTACTACAAGCGATTAAGGATAGCGGAATGCCTATAAAGGGTAAGAGTGGAGATAGTACAGCATGATAGATGGTTTATTTTTAGGGTATTTTACAAGTTTTATACCTATTGTATGTGCTGTTACTTTACTTGTTCTAAGAGCCGGTGCATCTAGGGTTTTCTTCGATGTTGTAGGTACGTTTCAAGCAAACAGATTAATTAAAGATGCTAAAACCGCAAGCGTAGTCTTTCAATCTCTTATGCTTGACGCTATTAGTGGTGTACAAGAGGCAGGTCAAGCCATAGGCGACCAATTTGCCGGTATGATGAATAGCATGACACCTATTGCTAGAGAGATAGAAACAGCAAGAATAGAATTGGAAAAGTTTCTTAATGTATCAGAAGATACAGCAACAGTACAAAAAGAAATACAAGCAATAGGTTTATCCTTTGGATTTTCAGCCGACCAAACATTCCAAGCAGCAGCAAGGATGGCTCAATTAACAGGTGTTTTAGGCGCAGGTAGTATGGGTGTAGGTACAGAAGTAGGTATGCAATTTGGTATGATAAGTAACATGGAAACCGAAGCGGCTATGCAACGTATGATTAACTTACAACAACAGACTAAGTTTATGACTAACGGTATAATGGAAAATGCTACCGAACAAGAAAGAATAAATGGGATTAGAGAAAACTCTATTAGAATACTAGACCAACTTAACACAATTGAAAACAGGTCTGCTTCTACAATGGAACAGATTACTTATGTTATGAATCAATTCGCATCACAGGCCCACATTACAGGTGAAAGTATAGCGGCTATGGCAGCGCAGTCTGCTGTCCTTATTGAAGCCGGTGAAGAACAAGGTAAGGGTGGTAGAGCCTTGCGTATGATATACGCTAGGTTAGGTGCTAATACAAATGGGGCAGCAGACGCATTTCACGAATTAGGTATTGCTACACACGATGAAAATGAAAACTTAAGAAGTCTTTCAAAAATAATGATGGATTTAAATAAAATATACCCTACATTAAAGGACCACGAAAAAACTACTTTAGCCCAAAAAGTAGCAGGTAATAGACACTATACTAGATTCTTAAAGTTAAGCGAAAACTATAACAGGGCTTTAGAGTTAGAGTTTGAAGCAACTATGAGATTATCTCCCGCTTTAGAGGAAATAAACAGAAGGAGACAAACAGATTTATTCCAATTGGAACAAGCAGAAGCAAGACTTAAAAATATGTCCGGTGCTATTGGTAATTCTTTGATACCTGCTTTAACATCAGCAACAGATAGACAGGCTGATTTAAATGCCGAGATTGCTATGTTTTTAGGTGATGAAGGTATAGGTGATGTAATAGGTAGGTTTGCTTCCTTCGGTAAAATATTACAAAGTGGTGTAAGCCCTATGTTTAATACTATAATTAATTTACAAATGCTTACTGTTGCTATGGGAACATATCAATCTGTTGTAAGGGCTTTATCCGGTGAAGAGTTAATTAACCAAGATGCTTACGGTAATAAATCCGATGCTTACCAAAGAGGCACAGCACAGATGATGCACTATGAAGCAGGTGTCCAAGATATTACAGATGCTTTAACAATGCAAACGCTAGAGTTAGAAAGACTTACAGACGCAGAAGTAAATAACATGAGTAAAACACTAGAAGAAACTTTTGCCTTAAAAGGACAATTAGATGGGAGAAAGCAAAATGTTCTAGCAATACAAGCAGAAATAGATGAATACCAAAAATTAAATCCCACTATACAAAATAGAATTGGCTTAATACAAAAACAAGATGCAATTGAGGAATTAAAAAGAAAGAAACTTGAAAGCACAAAAGCATTTGATGACAAAATAGAAGATGTAAGAACAAATAAAAAATTAACAAACAAGAAAAAAGTAATTAGTGCGCTTGAAAAAGAAAGAAACATTGAACAACAAAAATTAGATATACAAATTAGAGAACAACAAACAATGGACACCGCAGATATAGATAGCCTAAAATTAGAAAGTGTGCTTTTAAATATGGAAATAAAAGATAGAGAAAGACTAATCGCTACAATAGACGAAGAATCAAGAGCAATATATAATCTAGGCATAACTGATGCAAATAAACACACAATAGACCAAACTACTATACAATTATTAGAACAAATGGGAATATCTTACGATGAATTAGCAGGTAAATTATCGGCACATACATTACAGGTAAAAATAGACGAAGAAACTAAAAGAAAGGCTATGCTTGCAGATGCAGCAGCACACGCCGCATCTATGAATCGTTTAAGTATTAGAATGGGTATAATGGGTACTATGTTTATGATGTTTGGTTCGGGGCAAAAAAGTATGAGAATAGGTATGGTTCTAAATACTGCTGCTATGATAATGCAGATGAGAGCCATGCACATGAGAACGGCTGTTCAAGATAAAGAAACTGTTTCTAGTGCTATTAATACTAAAGCAACAAGAATTAATACTGATGCAATAGGCTACGATACTTATATTACTCATCAGAATGCTGCTGCTAGTACTATTGCTATGAGAGCAAATGCGGGTTTAGCACAATCTTACGTTTTTCTTGGTGGTGCTGCAACGGCGGCGGGACACGGCCTTAAAGCCTTTGGTGCAGGTGTTATGGTTGCGGCTACATCAGTAGCAAAAGCAATACCGTTTTATGCCGCTTTATTAGCGGCTTCTGTAATATTAGTAGAAGGCTTAGAGGCTTTAGGTATTATGGGAGATGCAGACAATTTAAACTTCGATACTGAGTTAGAATCTATGGATAAATATAAGGCTAGTACTTCTGAATTAATAGATATGATAAAAGATGAAACACATACTATTGAAAGTCTTACTACATCAATATCGGATAAATCCGAAGAAGTAAAAAAATTAGCCAAGTTTGAAGATGTAGTAAGTAAAGCAAAAATAGAACAACTAGAAAAAGAATTAGGATTAGAACAATCTCTTTTAGATATTAAACAAGCACAATTTGTTCTTGCGGAAAAAGAAGCAGGTACTTTTGATGAAGAAGGTATGGAAGCGTATTTTTCTGCTTTAGAGAAAAATGTTGAACACGTTAATAAGTTTGGAGAAGAAGGCATGGGGTTAGGCAAGCGCACGTTAGGCCAAAGTTATGAAAGAACAATCGCAGACACCGGAAGGCAATTAAGGGCATTAATTCCGGGTGGTAAATCACCCGAAGGGTTTTTCATAGATGATAGGAATGATACTTGGCAAGCAACTATAAAAGCATTTGAAGAAGAAAATGCTGTATTTGCAGAAATAGTTAGGTCAAGAAGCATAGAAAGTTTAGAGGATTGGGATGCGTTTGTAGAAGGTGTAGAGTCCGGTCTACAGATATTAACTAATTCTGAAAAACAGGCTATGGGTATTTTAGTAGATGGCTACCAAGATGCTTCGGATGCTTTGCATGACTTTGCTAACAGTAGAGAAGAATTATTTTACGGATTTTCTTCTGATAATTTAACCGGAAATCTAGTTAAACAAGTAGTACAACAGGGAGTAGAAACCCTTATAACTACCACAGAAGTAATTATGAGTAATACGTTTAATGGTATGACTACTACCGAAGTAGCAAATCAAATATTAGATGAGATAGAAAGAGGCGCAGGTACTAGAGGAATGAGCCTTGCTACTAGTTAAGGTGATTTTATGGTAAGAAAAGTATCTAGTATGTATGGGGTTTGGCTTGCGGGCTATTACGATGACTTTAATAGTGCTAGGGCTATACCCGATGATAATAACTACCCTAATATATCTAGTGATTATTCTATAACAGCAAGCCATTTTGGAAATCCTATGAATGGAGAAGCGACACTAAATCCTAGATATAGATTTAGTATAGCAGACAGAAATAGAATTGGTTCTTATGGTACTAATTTTTTAAGTACTACTGATAACCAATACCTTAAGAACAACGGTCTTTTTGAGTGGTTGTCTTATGATACTTCAAGACAAAAACCCGAAAAGTGGGAAGGTAGAGCGCAATTACAATACCCCGATGGACACGTTGCTAATAGATATGAGTTTAATACAGTATCTAGTGAAGATTATCTTTTACTTTCAAATGGTTATGATACGCTAGGTAAATACTATATTCCTACCGGAGATAACGATTCTACGCTAGGTAGAACAAATATGAAATCATTTTACAATTCCGGTGGTACTACTAATTATGCTAGTAAAGTAGCAGGTGAAATAATTGCTGATGGAGATTTTATGCAAAGAGGTCATTTAGTTGGTACTTGGATGGGAGAAACATTAGGAGAATCCGGTACATGGGATGCCACAAGTACTACACCACAGAATCTTTTTGCGCCTGTTGTATCACCATCGGGCCAACCTTTTTTGGCTATACAAACATATCGTTCTGCGTACAATAGTAGTAGTAATAAACCTACTTTAATCTATAAAGGTTCTTTGAATAGTAGATTAGATGGAGATACTTTTACCGCAAGAATAGCAGCAAGAGCATTTAACGGTGCTACAACTAACAACGGTAAAATTGACTTAAATCTACTTTTTGAATTAGGTTTTGAATCTACCGATTTTCCTACTAGTAATATTTCTAACGGATTCGGGGGAAATCCTGCAATAAGCAAAATTATTGATTTGGATAGTGGTAGTACAATAGAATATGATGCTTTAGGGCTTGAATACATAGGTAATAATACAGCACAAAATGTCATTAATGATGATACATGGGTAGATTTTGATTTTGTTATGGATTATACAGCACAAACTTATGATGTATATATTAATGGGCAGAAAAAAATTACAGGCGCAGCGTTTGACGAAACAAGAACAGCAGAAAATATGTATGGATTCCAACTAACACTACAACCTAAGTCGGGTAGTAGTAGTAGTACAACCCTTATGGTAGATAGGGTAGGCTTAGTTAGGTATCTCACAGATGCAGAAGATTACTCAAGTTACGAAACACCCATACAGTCTTTAAAAATTACTTATCCCTTAAATGGTTTTTCAACTGCTAACTTAGAAATAAATGATATGCCTAACTACGAAAGCGGGGGTACAGAAAACCTAAACTTAGGTATGAGAAAACAAGATTATTTGTTGAACCTTAAAAGTATTTTTACATCTTCAACACCTGTAGATTGGTCTTTGTTAATTTTTGGTAGCCAAAACCCTAGAATAGATAGGCCGGTATGGAGAGGCGTAATAAACACTATGAGTATAAAACAAAAGGGTAGAGATAGAAGTATAGATTTAAACGCTACCGATAATATAAGCCTTCTTGATAGACAAGTACCTCTTTGGGAAATAGGTCAAAAAGGTATTAACGATTCCGAAAACGCAGTTACAGAATACTGGCTTTATGACGCACAAGGTTTTAAAAGTATTATGAATCTAGGTACATTACCCTTAAAAGTATTAAGTAGTAATATCGGTTTTGATGTAGACGATTCTTACGAAGAGACTTCCAATCAAAGAATGCAGTTAGGGTCAAGCCACCCTATACAGATGTATAATAACGAAAGTGAAAAAGGCCCTAATAGTTTAGAAGAACAATACGAAGGTATAAATGTAGATACTTTTCACGAAACTGTAGTCAGTACTACTAAAAGAACCACTATTGACGTACCTTCGGGTCATGGATATACTACAAGTAGTAATATTACTATAACAGGTTCAAATAATTTTAACGCAAGTGGTATAAATCCTGTAGATGCACAGGCAACCACACTAAGTTTTTCACAAACTGATTTACCTTTTGGTGCTAGTCAAATAGGAAGCGGAAGTATAGTTTACGCAGGTAAATACACAGGCGTAGATTTTGACACTACTATTGCTGATAATATAACAGAATATGGTAACTGGCAAATATTAGTGGCTACCCAGTACCCACAATCTACTGACCCAACATCAGAATATGTTACATTTTTCTTTGATGCTGACCCCGCACTATCTTCGGGAGATGTATTTTATGTAAATAAATTAACAATTGGTAGTGCGACAGAAACTACACAAAGCGGTAGGCACGTTGTCGCATCTACTAAAAAAACTTTGAACTACTATGATGCTTCTACTTTAAGTAGTACATATATTTGGTGCGTCACAACGAAAACAACATATACAAGCGGTGAGTTTGGTACATATACAAGCAACACAGGACTTAAGACACTTAATGATAGAAAGGAATGGACTAGCGATAAGGGAGTAATAACACCCGCACCTTCGGCATTTACAGCAGCCAAATACAGAACACTACACGCTAGATGGATGCGAGATTTACCTAATTCTCTTTGGTTTCAATATCACTATGGAAACATAAAAGAAACCGAAATAGGCTCTTGTGATTATACAGGTATAGATACTACTAATTACAAATGGGTGCAAATAACTTCTGCTCTCTATACGACTCTTTCTAATGCAGGTAAAACAAGTGGTGTAGCCCAAATAAAAGGTAAGTTTTCTACTAACTCTCACATGAGATACCAATTTATTTATCAAGGTATTCAATCTAGTGGTGGTAATTATTATCTTGTGGGTTGTAAATATATAGATTATGTTGCTACTTCGGTAGCCAATTTAAGTGGTAATTTTAAAGTAGATATATTAGACATATCAAACGATTATAAACATCTTTGGTTGCTTTGGGCTGACATGAGAAATAACGGTAAGGCTGATGCAGACGGTAGTTTTAGAAAAAAGGACTTTGGCTTACAATACCCTACATCGGAAAACTACGATGTTTCTTTGTATTATGTAGACCAAACTGATACTAACGGAGATATAGATAAGTTTGCATCTTTGAAGGTAGGAGAAGATATAAATATTTGGAATGTTGATGCGACAAATGAGCCTGTTAGTGGGGCTGCGTTTTCTAAGACACCCGATTATTCTTTAGGAGAAGAAGTATCAAGTTTTACTTATGGGGCAAATCAATTAGTAATAGAAGGTCTTACAGAATCAAGATACACAGTAGGTTCTTATGCTACCGTATATAATAGCCTACATTATGATGGTACTTATGAAATAGCATCTATTAGTGGTACAAGCAATATTACCTTAAAAGGTGTTACCGCAGGTACAAATACTAACGCAGCAGTAGGTAATATTATGGTAGCCCCCGCAGCAGCCTCAGAAAAAGAATTAGACACCAAATATCACGATTGGGAAGATAAGGCGGGGTCATTTTTAGTTATAGATTCTTCACCTTTCTTTAACCTTAATACTTTAGTAAATAAAGGCACAACAGGTCAAATCTCCGGTGGTAATACTAACTTAGGTGATTATGTAGCAACGGTACATGGTTTCCCTTCTTTGATAGATAACTACTATGCGGAAGCAATCTCTTCTTACAAATCAACGGCTACGCCCTATCAAGAACACCCTAATACTAGAAGGTTGTTATCTGATGTAACATTTGCAGATGAGGGTTTGTTTATTGGTGATGCCGGAATACCCGTAGAAGATACTACTAATTTTTCAGATAGGGGAACAGGTTTAATACAAGCAGATTTAGAAGGTTCGGATGATACCCAAGAATTATATTTTTGTTGGACAGGTAAACTAGGTACAGCAGTTTCCAATACAGCGATAGTGGTAGATTCTTTTAACCCTGTACCTTTTGTCTCACCTAGCACAAAACTTACTAAATCGGGAGAAACCTTTGTAACAAAAGGAATTACTAACGGTATGGTTATAAAAAATACTACGAATACTACAAGGCACAATATATTATCGGTAGTAGACGAAGATACAATAATTGTTAG